GCGGCGCGGGGTCGGGTGCAAGCGAGCCAAAGGGGTTATCGTGAACGAGATCCTCTGGTAGGACATGCTTGCTTTCGAGCATCAGGCACCCGGCGTGGCATTGTTTGCCGTGGCTGCAGGAGGCGCCTTTCGGCACTCCTTGGTTACCGGTCTTTTTGCCGATTGGGTGATAATGCGTGGGATTTCGGCAATTTTTCGCATCCTCACACTGGCGCACCTGCTTTCGCATGAGGATGTGCAAGATCTTCCGCGGGGCGTTCTCCTTATCCTCGGGGTTCATCGCCTCCTTTTTCTTCTTGTGGAAATGTGTGGTACGGCGACAGGCTTTCGTGTCTTCACACCGGTTAAAACCATGATCCTTCTGGTCGCTAACCCCTCCTCGCAAGCCGAGGGGCCGCACCCGGATGGGGTATTCGACGCTGGAATTCAGCGGGACGAGGGCGGATCCTTTCCATCCGAAACCGGCAAATTGGAATCGGCAGTTGGGGAACAAGTCCCAGAGTGTGCCGTCCCAACTTCCCGGGAAGGTGAGGGTTTGTGTTTTCCCATCGAAGTGGACGACGATTTCTCGGGTTTTTGGCTTCCATGGGGTCCAGTGCTTCCTTCGGATCAGGGAAGGCGGGGCGAGCCCGCTGTTGGCATTGATAGCGGTGCCACTGATTCCAAGCCCGATGAGGCGACGGAGGTGGGTGTCGCGGAATTTTCCGGTCGCTCGGATCTTTGGAACAAATCGTTCGGCAGGGGATTGTCGGATCTCGTGCTTGAAGTCGTACACTCCATTCCGAAAAAGCCGGACGACACCAGCGTAGATCCCCTTGTTCGTGTTTTTGAGGGAGGAGTCGAAGCCCTGTTTTTCCCGAAATTCGGGATCCTCGAATCGCTTGAGTTGGGCGAGGAGGCGCTGGTGTAAACCCCCCCATCCCTTTTGACTCTTGCCAGCCCGCAAATGCAAGTTGCGAACAGCAAGGGCGTTTTCAAACTCTCTTTCGTACTCCTCGGCGCCCAAGAGCGGCGGCGCGGGTGGAGGGGCGCGAGAAAGGGGGGCGAGGGTGGGCTCGCCCTGACTTTCTTCGGATACAACCCAGTCGATCGGTTCCAACGGCGGCATTCGCGGGTCGGGGTCGAAAGGTTCGCACTGGAAGAAAGGAACTTCAAGCAGGGGGGCGTAGCTGGATTTCTCTTCCAGCTCCGCTCTTTGCCGGCTGTAAATGTTGAAACTCTCGCTAGCATCGAGTTCGAAAGGGAAGCGTGTCGGGTTTTCGAATCCTCCTTCGAGAAGACGCTTCCAAGTTCTGTGCTCCGGGTCAGTGTGTTCCCGAAGCCGGGCCCGCGCCTGCTCAAGGGCGGTGGAGCGGCTCATGCCTCCAGACATGAGATTGC